AAAACCCCTAGCAACAAATTAATCGCTGCTAGAGGTTGACTAAGGAAACAAGAATTAAGGATCAACAGTAACCCAAGTAGGTAACCTACGACCCAACCCCTCATTTAGAAGGGTGCGTTAGTAACAACTGGAGGTGCAACAACCGCTACCTGCGGTGCGTCAACCTGAGCGTTATTAATGTCCAACTTCACCTTGCGTGCCGGCTGACCATTTCTGTCCTCATAGTCCTCAATCTTGGTAGACAACTGACCATAAACAGTAACAACCTGATCTGCAACCAAGTTGTGAGACACCGCAAACCAAATAGTCCACGTGCGGTTATAGTCCTCACCTGAGGCCGCTTTATACGACTCAATCAAAGACAAGCCCTGACCACTCGCACCAAAGACCTTAGAGACTTTACCGGTAACTTTTACAACTGCCATTTGAAACTCCTTTTTTATTTGCGTAGATTAATTAATTGTTTAATTTGTTGCAATAAAAGCATAACCCTACCCACCGACAACGTGAGCAACATTAACGCAGTCCCTATGACCACAAACCCTAATGCCCGGCAACACCAACACCCCTACCTCATCAATAGGATCTAAATCATTATTCAACGCACCCTTATGCGGCAGACAACGCAACTTCCCATACTGCAACATGCTCGCAGGTTTCATACGACAAGAAACACAAAGCAAATCCTTCCGACCACGTTTCTCATTACTAACCGCCCACTGAAAGCCACAACGCCTACACTCAATCTGATTATCCTGCACGTTCAACCTCCCGAACCCTAGAGAACTCACCATCAAACTTAGCCTCAAAGAAACCCGTAGCACCATGCCTATTCTTAACCACGTCCAACGTAATCACCGACTTATTACCCAACGCATACAACTTTTGGCTATTACCAGTAGCAATCAACTTATCCTCCACAATGTCTGCCTCCGACTGTTTACGACTCAACATAACAATAACGTCTGCGTCCTGCTCAATCTGCCCTGAGTCACGCAAGTCACCCGCACTAGGACGTTCATCTGGCTTACCATCAATACGCCTATTCAACTGAGCCAACGCAACAACCGGAATATCGAACTCTTTAGCCAAATTCTTTAGATCCATACTGATTTGACTAATCTGCTCATACTTAGGTGCCTTAGGGTTATTGGCTGCAATAAGTTGCAGATAATCAACAAACACTGCCTTCACCGGACGTTGCATAAGCACCGCATTAATGTAACCCCTGATTTGTGCAACAGTCTGGCCACCGCGATCACTAATAATTAACTTATTCTCAACAGTCCTAATAAGGTCATGAACTGACGACTTCCAACTATCCAACAACGTGCCACGCTCAATACTGTCCAACGGAATACTCAACTCACCCGCAACCACCCTGTTAAGCAACGAACCCTTATCCATCTCCAACGAGAAAAACAGGACGTCATCATTGCGTGCAATCTCCCACGCCATCTGCAACCCAACAACAGTCTTACCAACACCCGGCCTAGCACCAACAACATACAAGCCCGACTGTTTCAACCCAACAATAAGTCGGTTAAGTCCTGCGAAACAAGTAGGAACAGTGCGTTTAGGGTTCAAAATGTCGTTCAACATCATCTGCAAATCCCAACGCAAATCCGGTAGTTCAAACGCCTCCACAATACGCAACTTATCCAACTTAGCCCGCACCATGTCCATACGTTCCTGAACGTCCCCACCCTTACGCATTTCATCTGCCAACACCAACAACTGACGCTCAACACTAGACTCCAACACCTTACCCGCATAATAATGAAGGTTAGCCGGATAAACCGCCAACGTCCACGCGTCCATGATCCTCTCCCTAAACGTGTCCTGCGGTATCTCACCACAAACAGTAAACACGTCAAAGAACCTATTACGGCGATGTTGAACCTGCATAACCTTATAGGCGTCAGCAAACCAAACCTCTTTAAAGTCCTCAGGCACAAGATTAAGTTGATCCAACCCCGAACCCTGCGTTTGCAGCAACGACCCAATAACTAAAGCCTCAAAATCAATCTCCGACATTACTCTCCCTTTCCAGCCCGCGTAGCGGTAAGCATGTTACGCCTTCTCATTTAGCAACCAAGCCTGCCACCTAGACATAACCTGACTATCCTCAGCCAACAAATAACTCTTATGAGCAACAAACCTATCCCTAGCGTCAAGTATTTGCAAAACAGATAGATCCGGACGCCAACCCAACGACAACTTAAAACACTCACTGCCGTTAGAGAAATCAAAACTTATCTCTATATCTTTAACTTCTGTTTCATTACTGTTTAGGGGGTGCAATCTGCGGGGGTATTCAACCGCAATCTGCGGGGGTATTGAGGTGCAATCTGCGGTAACAAAATCAAGTCCCTCAAGCAAAATGTAGTAGCGGTTAGCACGCTTAGACGCACTAGATCCAGTGTCCCAAACCAATTCACCTAAATCCTTCAATCTGCGTAGACACCGGTCAACAGTATCTAGACTGCAATTCATGGTTGCAGCCAACGTGTCCTTAGTTACAGACATGCCACGCAAAGGTTGCCTATACTTCACCAACGCCAATAACAACAACCGGTCACTGCCAGTTGCCTTACTATGCCGCCAAATCACCTCATAGTCCTGATACTTGTAACGCTTAGCCATTAACTTACCTTCCTTCGTCTGGCATTAAACTCTACGCTCAGCAACATTAGATCTAACTCCGTTAATGAGTCAACAGACGCCTTAGCAATATGGTTGGAATTAACGCAGTCCTTGAACCCGCACAATCGCACACCCGGCCTATACAACTGTCCTGAGTCGTCTAATGGTTGCCACAAGTCATTAACTTCACCCTTATGCGGGTAGCACTGTATCTGCCCTAATGCGGGGTGATGAACAGTCATTTTGCTTATAGGCTTAGCAGTGCAATCAACGCAGTGATCCCAGTCAGCCCGGCCACGTGCCTTACGCTTAGCCCAAATGTTTTCTGCAACAGTCTGCCCACAAGTGATACAGATAATGTCGTTTAATCTAGAGTTGTGCCTTTTGTCCATGCAAAGTATCTAACCATAGACATGGCAAAATCACCTAATCAACGTGCGTGTTCTGTAAAATAAATACCCGATTAGACTGCTCAACGATACGTGCCAACACTTTACCCCGCAACAAAGGGTGACCACCTAAGACAATGGCTAACTCACCTAACTCAGCAATGTTTGCCTTTAATAGGTTAATTTGGTGTTGTAACTCCGGATATTCCATCTGCCTTACCTTTTATAGCGTCAAGAATAGCACTACTGGCCTTACCCTGACGTGCCTCCAGATAAAGCGACCTAAGTCCTTCTAGATCATTAATGTTATCTAACGCAGCCTGCCAGTTACGTGCCGGTGTAACACCTCTAGAGACCTTAGCCATCTCCTCACGTGTAACCCGCTTATCGCCAGAATAACCTGCCTGAGCCAACGCACGCCCAATTGCACTCGTCTCTGCGTTCTCCAACGCGGACGTCTTATTTGCCATACCACTGCCGTCAACTTCAAACGCCAAACCAGTTCCCTTAGGTAACTTACGTTCCTGATCATCTCTATTTAGATAGACGTATGCTTGCACAACCCACGTAAGAATAGCCCGGTCATGTTGCTTAGTTAAGTTGCGTGTAACAATTCTGCCGTCAACGTTGTCTCTAAGGAACCTAGCAATACGTTCTGCAACTGTCTCATAATCTGCGGGGTTAAATTGTGCCATTAGTTGCTCACCCACGTAACTGTATAGTTGTCCTCCAGATAAATCCACTGATCTAAATCTTTAATTTGCAATGCAACCTTGTCCTCAGTCCAGTTATTGATACCAGTGCAAATCCCACTAACGCTAGTGTTCTTAGATCGGTTGCTATTAATGACTATGGCAATATTGTCGCCAACCTTTAGCCCTGCAATGTCTTTTAATTTAGGCATTATTTCTTTGTCGCTTTCTTAATCGTTAGATACGGCAGACCACCTGCACGTTGTTGCATACTGCAAACTACTTTGCCATTGATAACACCATTTTTAGCACCATTAAGTGCGGCAACAGTGCGGGACTTCATCTCACGTAAGTGAGCGTCTGCCTCGTCAAAGGCGTCCTGAGCGTTAAACAACTCAACACCTAACTGACCTAGTTCCTCGTCACGTGACTCTAAGCCATCAATAAGTTTGCGGGTTGTATCGTAAGTGGACTCACTGCCGTCCCAATCTGGCTGCGTATCATCTAGCAGGCGATTACGGAAAGTTTGAACTCTGTCCCACAACAACCCAAACTCAAATGAGTCATAATCGTATGCGTATTCCTTGTATCTGCCTGCATTGACTACTGCAAATACTGCCTTACGGATCCCTGTAATAAACATATACCAAAGCACTTGCTGCTTGTAATGTAGCGGTATCTCGTCCCAATACTGAGAAGTGTGTTTAATTTCAATAATGTATTGCTCACCATTTTCGTCTACTGCAATGCCGTCAAGGTTAGCGTGACCCCACTCAAAACTTTTGCGGGTAAGTGTCTCATTGACTTCATAAACTTTGTGTGTCGGGTGTTTCTCAATGTATAACTGACGTATCGCAGGTTCAACAAGTTGGCCTAAACGCATGGCGTCACTGCCTTGAAAGTCCCGCTCAATTCGTCCGGTCTTTTCTGCCCATAAAGTTATTGCAGACGTAAATGGTGAACTGCCACAAATGGCACCCATCTCAGAACCCGATACAACTCCGGGTTGATTACGTAACTCATGCCACTCAGGTGAGCCGCTTGGAAACGAACCTAAAATAATTACTTGATCATGTAGCAAATTGGTTAATTGGTCATTAGTCATAACTACACTATAAACATGCCCACCGACAAACTAGTTTTATCTCAAGTGAACCGAGACCTACAAAACGCCATTATGGACGTTGGAGGGGTTGAGTGTGAGCAGGTGC